ACCATACTTGACCAGTTAAATACAATATTAAACCGACCTGAGAGTGAAAGATCGTATAAAAGCCCCGCTACAGGTCCAGATGTATACTTCCCTCGTGATGAGTATCAACGATTCATTAGGGATCATTAGGAGTAGCCATGGCGAATGGTAAACCAAATGCAGGAATGATGGACAGTAATGTTCCATCTCAGCTTGATCCAGAAGATTTGGCAGCCGAGCTTGAGTTAGAGATTCCTGATTCCCAAAACAACGTCGTCGCGATGATTGACGCAGAGAATGTTGGCGAGATTGAAATCATACCAACGGAAGACGGCGGCGTAGAAGTTGATTTTGAGCCGCAAGACCAGCGCGGCATGAACGAAGACTTTTATGCAAACCTTGCAGAAGAGATGCCGGACCGTGAGCTGACTCGCATTTCTTCTGAATTACTCGGCGAATTTGATGCCAACCGTGCAAGTCGTCAGGAATGGGAAGACGCTTACAAGGATGGTTTAGAGCTTTTGGGCTTTACCTACGAAGAACGCACTCAGCCTTTCCGTGGAGCCTCCGGTGTGACTCACCCGTTGCTGGCGGAAGCGGCGACGCAGTTCCAAGCACAAGCATTTAACGAGCTGTTACCTCCTTCGGGGCCCGTTCGCACTGTTGTAATGGGTAGGGAAACGACTGAGAAACAGCAGCAAGCCATGCGTGTGCGTGGCTTTATGAATTACTACATCACCAATGTGATGGAAGAATACACGCCAGATATGGACCAGATGCTGTTCTATCTGCCGTTGGCGGGTTCGACGTTCAAGAAGACGTACTATGACGAGACGCTAGGTCGTGCGGTATCCAAGTTTGTCCCTGCGGAGAACTTGATTGTCCCGTATGACACCGCGGACCTCGAAACATGCCCCAACATCACCCAGATTGTACGCATGTCGCTCAATGACCTGCGCAAGCGTCAGATTGCGGGCATGTATTTGGACGTTGAGGTGCTGCCTGCACAGAAAGAAATCACCCAGCTAGAGGGTGAGTTCGACAAGATTGACGGCCAAGAGCCTAACCAGATTGATTATGACTGCACGATCCTTGAGTGCCATGTCGATTTGGACTTGGAAGGCTACGAAGAGTTAGATGACGACGGTGAGCCTACTGGCATCAAGGTGCCTTACATTGTCACGATTTCGGAAGACAACGGACAAATCCTGTCCATTAGACGCAACTATCGTGAAGAAGACCCGCTCAAGAAGAAAATTGCCTACTTCACCCATTTCAAGTTCCTCCCCGGATTTGGGTTCTATGGGCTAGGTCTTATTCACACGATTGGTGGTCTGTCTCGGACCGCCACAGCGGCACTGCGACAATTAATCGACGCCGGTACGTTGTCCAATCTCCCAGCAGGCTTCAAGGCCCGCGGACTACGGATCAGGGACGACGATGACCCGTTGCAGCCGGGTGAGTTCCGCGACGTGGACGCACCGGGTGGGGCTATCCGAGATAGCCTTATGCCGCTGCCTTTCAAGGGCCCAGACCAGACACTCTTCAATCTGTTGGGCTTTGTGGTACAGGCCGGTCAGCGCTTTGCGACGATCACGGACCTTAAGGTTGGTGACGGTAACCAGCAGGCTGCTGTTGGCACGACTATTGCGATGATGGAACAAGGCTCGCGGGTCATGAGCGCTGTACACAAGCGCCTGCACTACGCGATGCGTCAGGAGTTTAAGATTCTTGCTCGCGTGATGAGTGAGAGCTTGCCGCAGGAGTATCCGTACTCGGTTGCGGGCGGCGACCAGACGATCATGGCGTCTGACTTTGACGACCGTGTGGATGTGGTTCCTGTAAGTAACCCTAACGCATTTAGTCAGTCCCAGCGGATCATGCTGGCGCAGACTAAACTACAGCTCGCGGCCCAAGCACCAGAAATCCACAACATGCACGAAGTGTTCAAGGATATGTACGAAGCCTTGGGCGTGACTGATGTGGATCGGATTATGAAGTCTGTGCCTGCGGAAGAGGCAGAGCCTATTGATCCGGCGCAAGAGAACATCAACGCATTGGATATGTTGCCGCTGAAGGCGTTTGAGGGTCAGAACCATCAGGCGCACATCATGGCGCACTTGGTGTTCGGATCGGGACAAATGGTCGCAGCAATGCCACCGGTCGCGATGGAATTGCAAAAGCACGTGATGGAGCATGTACAGATCGCGGCCCGCGAACAAGCGGCTGTGGCGTATCTGCAACAGGTACAGCAGACCGGACAGGCTGCTTCGGACGAAGAGATGTTGGAAATCGAACGTCTGACGGCGCAGTTTGTTGCGGAAGGCTTGCAGCAAGTGAAGGAGCTATCGGGTCAGCTATCTGGCGCGGGGGCCCCGGACCCACTTGTGCAGCTCAAGGAGCAAGAGCTTCAGATCAGGGCGCAGTCCGATCAAGCGGATCAGCAGATCGACCAAGCCAAAGTACAGTTGGACGCACAGAATCAGCAAATGCGGTCGAATCAATTCAACCAGCGTTTGGCATCGCAAGAGCGTCAGACACAAGCTCGTATCGACGCCGCTATGCAGCGTGAGCTATTGAAGAACCAAGGAGGTTAGTATGAAAGGTAAAGTAAAATATATGGGTTCTGCACCCAAGGACGCGCCGAAGGCGGTCGAGTATGCAGACATTAAAGGTCAGGGCCGTGTGCCGTATGGCAAGACTGCACCTGCACCTATGGCTGGCGATAAGCCTCGTAAGATGAAAGTCCGTGGAGCGGGAGCCGCTATCAAGGGCACGGATTACATGGGCTGCTGATATGCCGCTCAAGAAAGGCAAAAGCCAAAAAACGATTAGCAGCAACATCAGTAAGCTGCGTGACGAAGGTTATGAACAGAACCAAGCGGTGGCTATTGCTTTGTCTAAAGCTGGCGAAACCAAGGCCAAGCGCATGGCAAGGGGCGGTGTTGTTAAGGGGTTTAGCCCGATAGCTCGGCCTCAAAGGTTTCAAGGAGTATTTTAGATGGTGGACTTTACTAGGTTTATGGGACGTGGCAAAGCCACAAAAGAACCGTTAGGTACTATCAAGACGGCTGCGCCTAAAACCACCAAAGCTCCGTTAGGCTATATTAAAACGGCTGCACCTGCGCCTGCGCCAATGCCTGCGCCAGTAGCGCCATTACCTAATATTGATCTTTCTAACCTTGATCTTTCTAACCTTGATCTTTCTAATGTTCCGGGGTTGCCGCAGTTGCCTCCTATGACGGTCGAGCCTGCACCGGCTCCCGTGCCAGTGACGCCACCTCCGACACCGCCTATTTCGGTAGCACCGCCTCTTGAACCACGGGTAGCACCAGCTCCCCTTCCGGAGCCTGTTGTTCCGCCTCCGATACCGCCTGTTCCCGTGGCACCGCCGCCAGCACCTGTTCCAACGCCAGCGCCTCCGCCAATTGTTCCGCCTGTGCTGACAGCGCCAAGTAACCGGGTGTCAGAACCGGCTCCCGCTCCAGCGCCTACTCCCGTGGCACCACCACCAGCGCCAGTTTTACCAGCGCCAGCGACAATACCTCCGATTGATCTTTCTAATATTGATCTTTCTAACCTTGATCTTTCTAATATAAACGTGCCTTCAATGCCTGCGGCAGCACCGACACCGCCGCCTGTTCCAACGCTAACGCCTGAGCCTTCTCCTCTTGTTCCGCCTGTGCAAACAGCGCCAAGTAACCGGGTATCAGAACCAGCGCCTGAGCCTGCGGTAGGTATTGAAACACTAGCGCCGGATGATTTTACTGCGCCGGTAACTCCACCGTTTAGCCCTTCTGAACAAATGGGCTTTAATGCGCTTGAACCACGAGATGGTCCATTGCCTGCCGGTATTGCAGCAGGTCCGATGAGTACGCCGTCAGTAAACACCCGAGCAGAGGCTGTGGAAGCAGGCATTCCAATGCCCGACGGCAGTCAATTTAATCCAAGTTTTACAGACTTTAGCGGCATGGAGTTTGATTCCGAGGGCATCCCAATGGTGGACCCTGTAATCATTCAAAACGCTTTAGCGGAGGCTGGAATTGAAACACCTGCTACGGGTGGGGCTTCTACTTTTACCCCTAATCTTGATGCCGGTTTAACCTTGGGTGACACGTTGTTAACTGAGCCCACGCCCACCGTTTCTTCGTTTCAACCCGAGGCTGGCGGGTTTACTTTAACTCCCGAGCAGCAAGCCGCAATTGATGCTGCAATAGGCAGCGGTTCCTTTAGCCTTATTGACGATTCCTATGGATTTACCGACGGACAACAAGACGCCGCAGGTGTAATTCCGGGCGCAGGTGCCGCGGCTAATGCAACAACCAATGCGTCTACTAATCCAAATGCTGGTCAGGATTGGTATGAAAACATGACCGACGAGCAACGCGAAGCGTATGATGCTTTCATTGCTGGTGGTGGTCTTGCTAACATTCCCGGCGGCACTATTGACTTAGGTGCTATCGGCGGGGGTACGGTAAACATCCCGGGTATTGGCGGATACACGGGTACTACACCACGTCCTGTAGTTGAAGCTATCCAAAACTTAACAGTTAATCGCGATCCTACGCTGGCTGGAAACGTCTCAGCGGCTACGCAGTATGGCTTAACCGGTGCCCCACCTGTTCAAGCGCCTTCCACCAATCCTTTCCAGAGACCTGAAACTCAACAAGGTATCGGTTCTTTGGCTGGCGGCGGATGATTTAACTTTTTAAAAAGTTAACCCTATGATACATTGTTTTGTAAGATGTATCGTAGGGGGCAACCGTTTTGATTGCAGAGCTTGCCGCATTTAACGCGGGTTTTTCCGTTGTTAAACAATTTGTAGCTAATGGCAGAGACTTAAGCGATGCCATGGGCGCAATTGGCCAAATGGTCGGGGCAAAAGAAGAGCTGCAAAAGCGCGGCGAAAAGAAAAAGAAAAGCGTTCTATCTATCCTCGGTGGTAAAACCGAAAACGACTTTGAAGAGTTCATGGCGCTTGAGAAGATCAAGCAGATTGAAAAAGACCTCACCTCCATGATGAAGCTCTACGGGCGACCCGGGTTGCATGACGATTGGATTCGTTATCAAGCCGAAGCTCGTAAGCAGCGCAGACAACAAGCCCTCGAAGAAAAGAAACGTAAAGAAAAAAGGTGGGAGTATGCGGGTTATCTTCTTGCCGCAATTATTTTCATCTCTGGTCTTATCGGCATGGTTTTTTGGCTTAAGTGGCTACGGGACGGTGTGTTATGGTAAGAGCTGGTAACAAGTATGAGGCATTTGATTTGAATGACGATGGGGTTGTAGACGACCAAGAGATTAAGCGCAGTCAAGACATGCTTGAGCTTGAGTTGCGGGAAGAGAAGGCTGAAGCACAAAAACGTATGGCGTGGGTAGCTTTAGCAAGCGTTGTTTTGTTCACCGTTGTCCTTTTTACTCCGTATGTTCCAGAAAGCCGGGTTAACGCGTTAGGTGACCTTCTAGGGTTGTTTTACATTGCCCAAGCGTCCGTTGTGGGCTTCTATTTTGGCGCTTCCGCCTACATGAGCAGAAAATAGCTCTTTATAGAATAAAAAATCCGGTATAAGATTAAATGCGGGAAATCTCAGGAGGTTCCTATGTTACAAGCATTAATCGGCCCGGTTACCGGTCTTCTTGATAAGTTTATAGAAGATAAAGACCAAAAAGCTGCCTTGGCGCACGAGATTGCGACAATGGCAGAGAAACATGCCCATGAAGCCAACATGGGTCAGTTAGAAATCAATAAAATGGAAGCCCAGCACCGATCTATTTTTGTGGCGGGCTGGCGACCCTTTTTGGGGTGGGGGCTTTCGTTTGCCATGATCTGGCACTTTGTTTTAGTTCCTATGATTACCTTTGGGTTTGCTTATGCCGGGATGGCAGCACCTGAGCTACCAGCGTTTGATATGGACAGCTTGATGACTGTCTTGCTAGGTATGCTGGGGTTAGGTGGCTTGCGCACCTTTGAAAAATCGAAAGGACTTACCAAATGACGTTTAAGTTGTCGCAACGTAGCCGAGACAAGCTGGAAGGCGTAGATGCCGGGCTTATCGCGGTCGTTGATTACGCCATTGCGGTTACCAAGATTGATTTTGGAGTCATTTGTGGTCTGCGTAGTATCGAGGAACAGCGTGAGCTTGTTGCAAAAGGCGCAAGCAAAACGCTGAAATCTAAGCACATTGACGGGTATGCCGTGGACCTTATGGCCTACATTGGCTCTCGTGGATCGTGGGAACTCAACATTTACGACGAGATTGCTGACGCTATGAAAGAAGGGGCGCAAGCCGCGGGCGTTGGTGTACGTTGGGGTGCTGCTTGGCACATTCCGGACATCCGGGATTGGGACGGCACCATGGAAGAAGCTATGAATGCTTACGTCGATTTGCGGCGTTCGCAGGGTCGTCGTCCATTTATTGACGCCCCGCATTTTGAATTGTCTTAGCGATATAAGACGTGCTAAGATAATATCGGACATTGTTCGATAATATGCGAGGGTTGAATGGATGAAATAGCTATAGCCGAAGCGGTATTCCGGATTATCCGAGACCGTCGCCAAGGCTGTCAGGACTTCATGATTAACGGAAACGTGAAGTCAATGGAGCATTATCGTGAGCTTATGGGCAATCTTGAATGCCTAAATCACGTGGAACAGGAACTCAAGGGCCTGCTAGATAAACAGGAGCGATCAGATGACTGAATCAGCAAAAATTGATTTGGCTGCCGCCGCAGAAGGCGTAGCCGCATTAGCACAAACCAACGAGGAAACAGGCGACAAACCTAACCTCGCCGACGCATACGTCGAAAAGCCAAGGCTCAATCCTGAAGCTATTGGTGCAAGTCTTCTCGAAAGAATGCCGGACCCTACGGGCTGGCGTATTCTTATCCTACCCTACCAAGGTAAAGCTAAGACTGCTGGCGGTATTTTTATCCCCAGCGAAGTCCAAGAAAAAAGCAATATCTCTACGCAGGTAGGTTATGTCCTTAAAGTCGGTCCTTTGGCATACAAAGACACCGAAAAGTTTCCGTCTGGCCCGTGGTGCGAAGAAAAGCAATGGGTCATGTTTGCGCGTTACGCAGGTTCGCGCTTTCAGATTGACGGCGGCGAGGTTCGCATTCTCAACGATGATGAGATTTTAGCGACCATTTTGGACCCAGAAGACATTCACCATTTGTAAGGAGACAGTAGTATGGCTGAAAAAGACCTAGATCAAGTCGAACTCGACTTTGACGATACCGAGGAAACTGAAGTAGAAGTTGCCGATGTTAGCAACGATTCTGATGATTCCGACGAGAATTTTAAAAAGGCGGAAACCGCTACGCAAAAGCGTATCGACCGCCTGACCAAGAAAATGCGCGAAGCAGAGCGGCGTGAGCAAGAGGCAATCAAGTACGCTCAAGCGGTTCAAACCGAAGCCTCTACGCTTAAACAGCGTATGCAAAACTTAGATACAAATTATGTTAATGAGTACACCAATCGTGTAACTACTCAAACACAACAAGCCGAAAATGAATTAGCTCGGGCAATTGAACTTGGTGATGCCGCAGGCACTGTAGCGGCGCAGCGCAAGTTAACGGCCTTAGCTATTCAAGCTGACCGTGCCGCGCAAGCCAAAATGCAATCTGACCGTGCCCGCCAGCAGGCGGCTGCCGCGGCGCAGTATCAAGCGCAGCGTCCTATGCCTGCTCAACAGCCTAAACGCCCTGATCCAAAAGCGGAGCAATGGGCTTTACGAAATAGCTGGTTTGGCTCAGATGAGGCTATGACTTATGCAGCTTTTGGGATACATAAAAAGTTAGTCGAAGACGAAGGGTTTGACCCGCAGTCAGATGATTACTATACTGAACTAGACCGTCGTATTGCTGACAAGTTTAATACAGGCGGAAACAGCAGCAACAGACGACCCGCTCAGACGGTTGTTGGTGCTTCTAGGAACACTTCTGGGCGCAGTGGGAAAAAGGTTCGACTCACCCCGAGCCAAGTTGCGATAGCAAAGAAATTGGGTGTGCCGCTTGAAGAATATGCGAAATACGTGAAGGAGTAAGAAAGATGAGCGAATCAGAAAACCAAAACGGTGGTTCGACCGTCAATCGGACTTCTCGCGCCAACCAAACTCGGGAGAAACAGGCAATTCGTAAGCCTTGGGCTCCCCCGTCTATGTTAGATGCACCGCCTGCCCCTGACGGCTTTAAGCATCGTTGGATTCGCGCCGAAACGCGTGGATTTGATGATACTAAGAACGTCAGTGCCAAGATGCGTGAAGGTTGGGAACTGGTCCGTAAGGATGAGTATCCTGATTTTGAAGCGCCTACTGTCGAATCAGGTAAATATGAAGGTGTGTTTGGAGTGGGCGGATTGCTTCTCGCTCGGATTCCTGAAGAAACAGTTGCAGAACGAACTGCGTACTTCAATCAAAGAAGTGCAGATCAAATGCAAGCTGTCGATCAAGATATGATGAGAGAGAATGCACATTCAACGATGCGGATCAGCAATGCTGACCGTCAATCTCGTGTAACCTTCGGCGGTCCCAAACGATGATGTGGACTG